GTAATAATTAACGCTGCTGGATAATCTGCGTACATTTAAGACCTCTTGATTTGTAAGTTTGCTCTTCCACCTATTCTAATACCCATTAAATAGTGGTCAACGATTGGTGGAATCCTATCAATGCCCACAGCCCCATAAAATCTAGGAGTGATGTTTATGTTTCCAATATTTACTGAGGCAAAATCTTCTAAACCAGAAAGATCAAGTCCACCTCTATTGTTATTAAGATAAACAGCCAAAACTACTTGTGCGTGTTTCACTCGATCTGGTATTTCAGTGTCGAGATAATAGTCAGCGACTAATCTATTTGGAAAGCTTAAACCATACAAGTTGGTGTATGTGTCAGGTTTCCTAACTCCTGATCTAGGCCACTCTAGAGCCTGAGTGTCAGCAACTCTTGCACCTAAAAACTTCTCTCTATCAATTCTCTGGGCTGCGGTAAATAAAGCTCTATTTTTATTATCCGTTGATGAGTTATCCCATGCGGTGGTGTCATCATTAAGAACAAGCCCTTCAATAAAAGAGTTTGCGTCAGAAAGAGTTATATAAGTATTTGCGTTAGCACCGCCAACAGTAGCATCAAGAGTTATCGCCATTGAGTTTTACCTTTTTGGACTTTGGTTTGGGTTTTGGCTTTGATGTGGAAACTGAAGCCGCCTTTTGAGCAGCTTCGTTCTGTTCCCTCATACGCCTAAAAGCGTATAGTGACATTAACTTGAAGCACCTTTAAGAGCTACAAAATTAATAACAATCGCTTCACTTAATGATCCAGCAGATACATTAGCAACAGTGACCTTAAAAGATCCACTAGCCATTGTATTGGCGTTCACCAAATATGAACCAGCAGTTCCAGCAGATCCATGACAAGCAACAACAACGTCAGTTGCTGCAATCTTATCGTTTGTCACTGTGAAAGTTACTTCTGCCGCAGCCGCTAAAGCTGCGTTGTTCATTGTGATTTGACCCGACTCTGTATTAAGAGTAACACCTGTTGATTTATTGGTAGCCTGAGTTACAGTGCCGCCTGTTGTTGGGCCTATTAAAGACCCAGCAGTTACATCAAATAAAGATGGCATGATTAATTACCTCTAGTCATTATTTGAAACAACGGTAGCTCTTACGATACCGATATTTTTCAATTCATAAGTTCTCGACCATGAACCTACTGTCTCTAGAACTGATCTAGATGGGTTTACTGTTGAAACAGCATACTTAAGACCTACAGGGTGATAGATGTAGTGAAGATCCACTGCCATTGCTTCCTCAAGAGCAAGAATGTCTCTATCTGTCTGTGTTCTTATTGGAGCCTGTTCGCCTGTAACAACTGCCCCGTTTTGGAACATGAACACGCTGTATTCCGTTGAAGATCCAGAGCCTGTTGTAGGAATATCGTCAGAAACGATAACTCTTAAACCCATAAATGTTGGAACTGTTGGGCTACCAAATGCGTTCTGGATAGAACCACCTGACGCTGTAGCACCACCACCATTGATGTCTGCGGCTGCAACAAAGTCAACTGCTCTTCTTTCTACCAAGTCATAGTAGCATCGGCTGTGCATTGCAATCGTTGTAAGCTTGCCACCTTGATCGCCAAGTAATGACTGAGCCTTTGCAACGTGTCTAGGACTTAATGCTGTAGGTGTATCTCCAGACTCACTGTCGATTGTTAGATCAAATAATGCTGAACTGCTTGAGTTTGCATTGATAGAACCAAAAGCACCAGTTAAACAAGAATATAAATCCTTCTGTTTCTGGTTGTTTACATAAGCAGCCATTTTTTGAGCAATAGCAGCCATAGGATCTGTACTACTACCAACAGCAAGACTAGCTAAATCCCTTGCGGAAAATGCTCTACCTCTGTGTAAAACTGCGGCAATCTGATCGCCTGTTGTTATCTTTGCTGGAGTTAATGATGTTGAGTCTGTAAGAACTTCAAAATCACCTGATAAGTTTGCAGAATATGATGGGATTTTTACAAAGTCGCCACCTCTTTCTGCTGAAAGATTTAATTCAGCCAAAGGTTGCACAACCCCACTTTGAAGAAAGCTATCTGTCTGTGTAGTAGCCTCAATCAAATAGGGTGTAAACACCTCTGGAATGATTAAATCACTGCGAACTGTCGCCATGTGAATTAATAAGAATGTTTACTTCGAGGCACAACCTCTGACATGGCACAACCACGTTAGTTATATACTAACCTGTAACTGCGTTTTTGAGCATATTATATTTATTAATATCTGTTCTGTATAACCTAGCTTGCTCTGTAAGGTTGAATGACTCCTTTGCAAATGGGTTTTTATCTGTTGCAACAAACTCAGTCTGTACCTTTGTTGTCGTAGCTCCACCGCCTTGAGGTCTTGGATTCTTTTGAACCCATTGAGGCATTTGAGACATGGCCCACTCTTTGACTGGTGTTCTGTTATACCCATCAACAACTACAACTGTGCCGTCTGCTTCCCTAGCAAGCTGATCCTTGCTTATACGACTCAAAACATATTGAGGGTCGTGTACAACATCAGCCAGTGCTGTTACTGCTGGAGCTTCAACTTCAAGCTGTCTCTTCTCAGCTAATAACTGCTCAATCTTCTGTTTCTGGAGTTGCTCTGCCTCTCTGTACTGAGTTGCTAGTTTTTCTGTAGCCTCTTCATATCTGCCTTTTGCCTCAAGCTCTTCCTGTTCTTTTTTCTGCTTGAAAGCAATCAAAGCATTTACATCTACATCTTGAGGAACAGCTTTTGCAGCTTCTTTAGCTTTCTTGTAATCATCTAATATTTCACTATTAGATTTTCTTAGTCTTTCAACTTCAGCTTTCAACGCAGCTACTTCCGCTGAGTTATCAGGCTTGATTACTTCGTCTGCCATAAATAAAAAATTTACAATTATTCACAATCTTAGCTCCACTTTTCTCTGTTCGCCCAAAATGCCGCTGACATTTTACCTTTGGCAATATTTTTTGCGTGTCTAGCCTTAAAACTCTTGCGTTTTGCCTTATCTGCCTCTGATTCGCCTTTTCTTGGCGGTTTGTTCTTTGCTCCCTGCATACCAAACCTGATGAGCTTGACCTTATCGCCTTCTTTTGCCAAAACTACATGACTCTTTGTTGGGTGTGACGGGGTTCTTTTTGGCTTATTAAAACCAGCTAATCCAAATCTTTTGAGTCTAGGATCACTCATTTACCTTTCCTCTTCATTGCCATATTATGTGCTTCAGTAAATGAAACCCCTTCTCTCATCTTGCGTTTCATATATTCCATGTGAGCCTTTGTGTGACCATGAGCTTTCTGATGCTTTGCAAGTGTGTTCTTTTGTCTGGTAGTCAGTCTCACTTCTTTTTCCTCAACAAATCAGCGTCTGCTTTTCTTGCTCCACCCTTTCCAGAGATAAAACTGTTGACTCTTCCCATAGCCCACGCACCCATAGAGACATTTCTTGATCCACTAGACAAGTAAGCTCCTTGACCTCGCCTGTAAACGGCTGCAAGCTGACGATATGTGAATCTTGATTTGTCTGCCTTTGCCCTAAGACTTTTTTCTACGGCGGCGGACAGTGGTTTTCTTTTTGGAGCCATCTTGTTTTGTGCGTGATTTGGATACTGCTTTTATATCAATAAATTCACCTCTTTTGTAAGCCTCTGCTGTACGTTTTATTTCCGCTGCTTTTGCACTTTTATTCTTGGCCCCGCTGAGATACTTCTTAGCAACGCCTGTTTTTTTGTCTTTTGCAACTCTTTTAAAACGTCTGCGAACCATCAGTCTTTGTCTTTTTTAGGTTTTGCCTTCTTTGGCTTTGGCTTTTCTGCCTTGTAATCATTTAGTTTTTCAAAAAATCCCTTAGCCATTATTTCTTGCCTCC